CTACCTTGTGCTGCTGCTGCACCCATAAGTCCAGGTGCTACTGCTGCTGTAGTTTGAAATACCTCTTTAGCTTGTGTTTGTGTCAAACCTTGTTTAGCTAGACTTTGTGCAAATGCAACATTAACTATTCCCATTCCTGCTACTTCTGCTTCAGCTAATATTTGACTTGCTCTTATGTTGCCTTCTAATATTTTTTGACCAACTGTTGGTGATACAAACATAGCAAATATTGCTTCATCTGGAAACTCTATGCCAAAGTTTTCTAGGTAAGCTGCTTTTACTTCTGGTATGTTATTTACAATACCTTCGTAACCCAATTCTAATCTTGTACCAAACTCATCAGGTGATACATTACCTGCTATAGCAGCAACTATGTCATCAGAAAACTCTGATGGATTTAAATTATAATCTCTTAAATAACTACTCATTGTATCTACAGATGTCAAATACTCTACCTCTGTCATTCTAAGTTGTCCTGTAGATTCATCTCTAATGCCTGGATATATAGCTTCCATTAATGGATTAGCTCTCATATCAGCAAGTGCTTGTGTCATGTCTTGTGATACTGTGTATGATTCTAATAAAACATCTACTAATCTTGCATCTAAGTATGGGTATCTCCTAGCCATTTCTTCTTTAGTAGTATTCTTTGCTTTAGGTGCAGCTATGTCTTCTGTTTCAGTATCTTCTACTCTAAATTGATTTGCTTGTCTTGATACTTGGTCATCTTCTGCTTCTGTTTTAGAAAATTTGTAACTAGCACTCTTGACTAAATGCTCTGCCATTTCTTGTGCAGAAGTAAATGTAGGTAAACTTGGGTCATTATTTGGTCTTTGTGTTATTGCATAAGCATCATCAAATGTTTCCCCTGCAAGATTGTCGTATCTATATAAAGTTACTGATGCCATTGTTATCTCCTGTATATTGTAGATGCGTTAAACACACCAGACACATCTTCTTGTAATTTATCTGCTGCTGCACCAAGTATTTCTTCTTGAATATATGGTGTGTCTATATATTCTTTGTACATATATGTTTCAAAATCTTGATAGTTACCTTCAAATTTTTGTGCTTGTCTTGCTACATTCGTAAGCTGTGTAGGTGTTAATGTTTTCTGTCCAAGTATTTTTGTAGTTAGACTTTCAAAACTACCTGCCCATCCAGAATACTTACTACCTTTTGCCCATGGATATAAAACATCTGCAGCTTTTTGTAAATCTTCTTTAATTAATGTTTCGTTAGTGCTTGTGCCAGACTCTATATCTAATCTAAGTTTTGCAGCTATCTCATCTAACTTTCCATTATTTTTATATCCATCTAGTAACAATGGTCCACCATAATCTAATACAAGCATTTCTGCAGCAGAATATCCACCTCTTGTTTCTTGTATTTTTCCAATATACTTTTGAAAATCTTCATGTATTACTGAATCTCCACCCATAAGTTTTCTTCTTGCAGAATCTCCTAAATTTCTAATTATTTCATTAGCTTCAGGTTTTGTTATTTTTCCTGTAGTAACTGCAGTATTTAAATCAGCAATTAAATTGTTTATCTCTTCACCTGCTAATCCTTTTTGACCTGCTTCTAGTTTGTAATAAGCTAAATTGTCATTTATTATCTTTGCTGCTTCTTCTTCGTTTTGAAATGAAAACTCTGCCCATGCTCTAGCTGCATCTGATGGATGTGATTTATACCAAGATGTTTCTGATAACAACTCTGTAGGCACAGTATCAAGATTTAATAATGCTGATAAACCAAAAGCATATTGCATATCTAAATCTAAATAATGGTCGCCATAATGCCTGGCATTGTACTCTAATTGGTCTTGTGTAATACTTAGCATTTTATCGTGGCTTGTGTTTGCTTGTGATTGTTCAGCAAGTGTCATAACTTCGCTATATCCTAATTGATATTCCATAAATACAAACTCACCATTATATTCTTCTAGTGCATCTGCTGTGTCAAAAACCATATCTGGTTCAACACCTGCTTTTAACATTGATGAGTCATCAACTCTTATATAAATAGGCATATTGTCACCTGCAGATGTAGCCATATAAATAACTCCATACAAATTATCTCCAACTTGTATTAATTCATCTGGTTCTATAAATTCATCAACAAAATAATCTGCCATTAATATCCTATACTTTCGTATGCTTTAGCTAGTTTAATATAATTATCTACAGTAGCTAAAAATTCTTCATTACCATTGTACAACAAATCTTCACTGTTTTGCCACACTCCATATTTAGTTATATTATTTATTTCTTTATTCAATTTTGATTGATGTTCTGGTGTTCCATAATTTTGCATAGACATTTGTAAATGATTATTTATGTTGTCAAAATTTTCATTGTATTGTGGGTCGTATTTATTAATATTGTCAAATATTTGTTGATTTTTTTGAGCAAAACTTGCTACTTCTTTTACATAATCAGAATTTTTATTTCTTCTTTCTATTACTTCGTTATATGCCATACCTGCACCACTTATTAATTGTTCTTCTATCCATCCAGACAATGAATGGTCTTGTTGCCACTCTAAACCTTTCCAAGCGTTTTTGCCTGTGCTTACCCAAAATCGTTTCCATGCACCATCACCAGGATTATCATCTCTTAATTCTTTAAATAATTTTTGTGTATCACTAAACAAATCACCTTCTTTTATAAGACCATGTGCTAGTAAATATAATTCTTGTACAGCATATACTGTTGCTAATCCTGCTGCTATAGTACTTCCACCTATTGCTGCACCTGCAACTCCTAATCCTTTTGCTAAAACTGATGCAACTGGTTTTATTGATTTCATAACTATTTTGTCAGCTACATCAATTTTTTCTAATAATTTAAATGCAGCACCAACTGGTTTTAATATTGTTTTTACAGCAGAACCAGATAATCTAGCAGCTCTAGCAATATCTGATGACATTACAGGACTGTGTCTAGTTAAACCATCTGTGTATTCTGGACCACTTACATTATCTGGCTCTACACCCATATCAGTAAAATTAAAAATAGTATCTCTTCTTCTTAGAGGTGCAGGGTATCTACCTCTAAGAGGATATAATTCTGATGAGTTTACAGAACCATATATAGTGTCAACATATATTTTAAACAATTCATCAAAATATGATGATGAAGAAGTTTCAACTCCAGATACAAATCTATTATCTGTTTCACCCATTCCCATATATGAATTACTTTCCATTATTTCTGTTACAAATGGATTGTATGTGTGTACACCTGTTTCTCCATCATTTCCAAAAACAATTCCTAATTCTTTAAACATTTCATTCATTTCTAATGCTGTTTCTGTATCTCCATACGCTGTCAATGTACTGTCAATAAATTGTATGTTATCTAATTTAAATTCTCCTACATTACTATCACCTAAAGAACTTAATGTGTATTTACCACTTGTAGTATCTAATTCTTTAAATGTTAAAAAATTCTTTTTTAACATATTTCTTAATTCTGAACCTTCTACTAAATCTGGATAATTTTTATTTATTGTAGCTTGAATAACATTTGTTATTTGTGATGAATCTAAAGTATCACTTCTTATACTTTGTATTCTTGTTAAAACTAAATCTTGATTTAAATCTCCAACTAATTCTATATTGTCACCTGTATCTGTAACAAACATAATGTGAACATTTGTCATTTTAAAACCATTAATGTTATCTTGTTTCATACCAAAAGGTTCAAACATTGTAGCTGCTTTATTTATAAAATTTTCTGCACCTGCTGATGTAGCTGATGAAGTACCATCATTTTGTATTGCTGTTATATAAAAATTAGGATGATTAATTACAGGTTGCAATCTCACATCAGTATCACGCAACATATTTTCTGTAGCATTAAACTCTTCTACAATAGTTCCTATAGTAAAATCTTGAAACATACCCCATAATGTGCCTATTTTTCTGCTACGAAGTAAAGGTGCGTTAGATTGTGATAATGTTTTTGTGTACATACTAGAATCAGGGTCTGGGTCTTCTGTGCCTACTAATCCAAATGAGTGTGCTATTCTTCCTGGTACAATATTTACAGTATCATAATTTACATCATTTGCAGTTGTAACTCCTTTAGACAAAGGTAAAAATCCATCACCATCTATTACTCTTGTTTCATCAGTAACACCATGCAACTCCATTATACTTTTAATTATTGCTGAATCTTTAATAGCGTATATTCTACTAATGTTAGTTTGCCTTCTTACAACGCTTCCCATTTCTTGATTTTGATTATTAGGAATGTTATCTATGTAATGATGTATTTTTATTGTTTTACCAACTTCATCATATTCATAAGCAACTTGTGTGTAAATTCTATTTATATCTTCTGAACCATTACTCAGTCTTTCACCAATACCTATATCAAATTCCAACATGTGTATTTTGTTTTTGTACACAGCATTTGTTTGTACTGGTGAGGCATCAAAAAATAATATTTTTGTATTTGGAGATATAGTTGCTCTGTCTAAAAAATTAGTAGGAACTAAACTACCATCTGAACCACTATAAATTCTATTGCTAATTAATAAATTTTTCTTAAATACATCTTTTGTATTTTCATTTAAAAAAGAAATTGCTGTAGTTCCATCAAATCTATCTAAAAATTTAAATCCATAGTTACCATACACTGTAGGGTTACCAGTTACTAAATTAGCTATAATAGATTTAGCTTCATTAATATCTTTACCATCCATGTGACTAGGACCTTGTGCTAAACCAGTAACTAATAACTCATACTCATTATATTCAGTAAGGTCAAAAAATTTAGCTAACTCATCAACTCCATAAGCTGCCTCATCTAAATTTCTTCCTAAATGAGTGCTGTCATAATAAGTGATAGTATTATCAGTATCATTTATTGTGTCTATTAATAACGAATATGGTCCAACACTTTCGTTGTAACCTGCAGTTCTTGCTCTTGCCCTGCTTCTATTTTGTCTTTCTAACATTCTCTGTTGTCTAGCCCTAATTCTATCCTGTGTTTCTTGTGGTAAATCTTCTATAGTTGTGCCTTCATTTAAATCTTTGAGTTCTTTTTGTAAAACATCTAATATATTTTGATATGATTCATCTGATGTAAATTCTAATATTGTAGAATAATTTATAGCATTTCCTTCTGTGTCAACATCTGGTAAATCATCTATAGTAATACCATCACGATACATCTTTCCCATTAATCTTTCTAAATTCAACAAAACTTCATCAGGCAGTATATTAAATATTTCATCACCAGGTGCATTGTTATATGCTGCAAATAATTTTAAAAATGTTTTTGGTGATTTTTCAAACATATCTTGTATTGAATATATTGTAGATGCTGTTGGTTTAACACCTTCATTTCCTGCTATACCAACAGGTGGAACTGAAACAATTTTAGAAACATTTTTATTAAAAAATTCTAATAAATCTTGTGTGTATAAAATATTTCTAAAACCTTTTACAAGTTCAGGCGTATAATTTACTTTGCCTATACTTCCACCAAAATATATATCTGGTGTAAAGTTTTTATTACCCTGTTTCATATATGCCATATTTAACATTTCATCTTCTGACAAATTGCTTAAATTTAAAAATGCAAATCCTGATTCATCTGGTATAGGTATTGCTAATAATCTTTGTTCTGCATCTAAAAATTCACCACCAAACAATGCTGCTAACAGTTGTCTTAAAAATAAATTTTCAGTGCCTTTAGCACGAAGTGCAAGTCTTAATCTAGTAAAAAAATCTGTATATATAGATTTTTTTTCTGGTGCTTCATCCCAATCTAAATATTCAAATTCGTTTATTTCGTAACCCAAAGCAGGTTGTCCATAATCAAGTTGTTCTGCTCTATTTAAAATATTAGTTACCTTGACAAGTCTTGTAGCTGCGTTAGCACCAAATCTTAAATTAATTGCACTTTTAGCATAACTTAAATTGACTTCTGGTACATTTCCTTGTTTACTAGCATTACGCCTTCTATCTATTGGCGATTCTGGTAATTCAATACCCATTCTTTTTGCCATATCTTTTAATTGTTTAAATTGACTATCTAAAAGTATTTCACCTTTCGGAATTATTTGTGGTTCACCATTAGCATCTATCCATTTAAAATCTTTTGTTAATTGTCTTATTCCTTGTTCCCATATTGGGTTTGTCTTACTTGTTCTAAGAATGTTTGTTTCAATTTCATCATTTAACATATATTCAGGCAGTATAAGCACTGCTGATAATTCATGTCCAGTATGATTTCCTTGATACAGTTTTTTAAATGTAGGATAATCATCTATAACGATTGCACCAAGATTTTGATACATATTTATTAAATGTGATAGTGACTTACTAGCACTAGATTCTATTGGAATATTATGTGTTTTAAAATGACCCATAAAGTCTGTAACTAATTTCATTAAAGACAATAAAGAACCTTTTTTTAAATTACTTCTTCTTGCAGCTGTTGTTACTGCAGGGTCATTTAAAAATGGTAAAAACCCATCTGCAGATGCAACTTGCATAAAATCCCAATCAATGTGCATCATATTGTCTAAAGGTATGTCTAATAAATCTGCAATAGTTCTTAATTCATCATCAGGTATATCTGGTAACCTAGCTACTTGTTCATCAGTCATTTGAAATATATTCTTAAACAATACTTCTATAAAACTTTTGTTTTCTTCTAACTGTTCTAATGGATTTAAAAACTTAGATTTTCTTAAATATACTGCACCATGTACTGTTCCACCAGGCAAACCACCTAAATCTGTTTCAATAACATCTAATAATTTTAATGTATCTGGATTCATAATTTCTCTAATTTTTTCTCCTATTTTTAATTTATAGGACATTGTTGGTCTAAGGTTCATATCCATTTCATCACCACCATAATCTACAAACAATGCTCTTAGTAAATCTACTCCAGGCACTCTTCCAGAAGGAGAACCTTCTATGTCTAACATATTTTTAATTTCTGAATATTCATATAAATCTTGATTTAATTTAATGTGTGTCATTTCACCTGATACAGATAAATATTTGTTTTTAAAAGCCCACGCTAAAGCATCATATAGTTCTGGAAAATCTGATTTTAAAGACATAAAATTAAATTTCATATCATTCCCTGCTACTAAATCAGTTCCCATCATTGTTCCAATTACTTTATTTAATGCTGCTTGATGTAATGAATGTCCTTCAGTTTGTAAATCCAAACCAAAATACAAATCTGAATCTTCAATGTCTATTAATCTTGATAAAGAAACATCTTTATCATTTGTAATAAAATCATAATTATCTTTATTAGCATTAGGCACAACTTTTTTAAATTGGTGCAATCCTAGTATTTCAAAAAATCTTCTTGTATTTTGTCCACTTGGATTTAAACCATCACTATCTATATCACTCACTTTTTGTGCATCATACTCTTTTAGATATTCATCTAATTGCAAAACATATAAATTAAAAAATTTTTGTAAAGTTGATATGTATTTTTTTTCTAATGCAATATCTATTTCTGACATTTAAATCGCACTAACTAAATCCATAGCTCTTCGTATATCTTCTATCTTTGGATTTGTACTTGTAAAAACTGTCCAAGGTTTATCATTATCTACTCCATATTTATATAAACCACTAGCGTTTTGTTCTAACATTAATTTTATTTCAGTTTCATCAGCTTCTATTAAAAAATAATGATTGTTCATTTAAAAAAACCTTCTTCTTTCTACCATTTTTTTTCTAGCAACTTTAGGATTTATCCTACGCATGTCTGCCATAATGTCTATAAAATCTTGTCCTTTTTGTAATGGATTTATTTGTGGTTTTAATGGTTGCTCATTAGGGTTTATTGCAAATCTATTTGGTCTTTTGTACTGTGCAAATTCTGGTCTAGGAAATGTGGTGTTAGGAACATCTTGTTCTTGTTCTGGTTTTCTTGGAAATTTAGTATTTGGTGTTGTCATAGGGTCAACAAATGGTTCTTCATCATCATAAAAATCTGCATCCACAATACTAAAATCTTCTGCTTGTTTTTGTCCTGGTTGTAATACTGCTTGTATATTTGCTACATCACTTAAATACCAATCATAAAATTCTTTTGTATCTTTAAAACCAGTAGCAATATAATCTGTAATAACACCTGTTTGTATCTCTGTTGCAAATTCCATGCCATTACCATAATTAACATGGGTATCACCACTAAACACAGCAGCAACATTGTTCATGTTGTCTAACGCAGGTAAATATGCTTCAGCAAATCCTTCTTTATCTTCTACTTCTACTAATGGTGGAAACATTTTTATTCTTGTTATGTATTGCTGTACTATTTGTTCATCATTCATCTGTTCATATTCTTCTGGACCAGGACCTTCAGGTGCTTGGTCATTTAATTCTTCACCACTTCTAATTACAATTTTTCCACTTGTTTTAAAAACATAAGATTGTTCATCACTAAAATAATTACCTTTAGCCATATTAATAAGGTCATTACGCATTTCTTTAACTGTCTTTGCTTTGTACCAATCTAATTCACCAAATATATCTTTATTGTTATTTTCTTCTTCCACTATCCTCCTGTCATAAATTGTCTAGCTGCTAAAAATCTACTTTGAAATTTTGCACTTTGTTCTCTAAGTGCTTTTACATTATTAACAGCACCTATTCTATCTGCAAGTTCTGTTTCTAATATTTTGTTAAACTCTAATTCAGAATTGTAAGTATCTAGTTTAGGCATATTATATTTTGCTCTAACTTCTTCTTCAGTAGGTGCTATAAACTCTCCTACACCTGCTACAGTTCTAACTCTTCCTTCTTCTTTTGCTTGTATGTATTCATTATACAAAGCTAAATTTTTGTTATATGCTTGTTTTTCTAAAGCATCTGCATCTGGTGCTAATACTGGTTTTTCTGTAACTAACGCTTGTGATTCTAACAACCTTGTACCAGACAAAAACATTTCTACCTGATTTGCTATCTCCATTTTTCTATCAGCTTCTTTTTGTCTTGTATCTAACAAATGTTGTCCTAACCTTACAGCATCACTAGCTGTCATATTTAGTCCTAAAGCATTAAAATACTTTTGTAATTCTGCTTCCATTTCTATTGGACTAGGGTTTACTAAGTTATATCTTCTATCTTGCCAATACTCTGTTCCTACACCCATTACTGCATCTAATGAATTTATCTCTAATGTTTTGTCCATGATGGCTTGTACAACATTTGATTTACTTGCACCAAAACCTAGGTTGTTCCAGTCAGATACTTCTGAATTGTAATTAGATACAACATTGTCATACGCATCTGGATTTAGTGCGTTCATTAACACACTGTTATTTCCTTCTTCCATTAACAATGCAATAAACTTTAACTCTGGATTACTTGGACTGATAAATCCATCTCTTTCTATTAATCCTTCGTATGTTTCCCTATCGTAAAATATCATAAGGTCTTGTAATTCTTTTATCTGTGTATTGTCTAATGAGTACAATAATTCTTCTGCATCCCTTAATTTAAATACTGCTTTCACAATATTGCCATTAGCATCTTTTATAGGGTCAGCAGATTCCTCTCCTGTTTTAATAAATGAACCATCTTCTACTGCTGTATATCCTGGTGTGTTTCCATAAAAATAAGGTATTGGTTGTCCTGTATAAGGGTCATCTTCTGCAACTGGTATAAAGTCACCTACACTTAAACCTGATTGTTTTGAATCACCAACAAAATAATTTACTAAAGGTTTTAAATTGTCTGGAAAAGCAAATGTGCTGTGTAAACCTTGTAAACCAGTAAAATCATAATTTTCTATTTCTTGTGCATCTTCAGCACTCATAGCTATTTGTGTCGCTAGTGCAACATCATATTGTAAATTGTGAATAATACCTTTTAAGTCATTTATTTGAACTAATCTACCTTGATATTGTTTATTACTTTTTACAAAACCTAATGATGGTGCATCTAACATTGATTGTTCAAAACTTATGTTGCCTCCATTAAGACCGAAATCAACACCTTTATCCATAAGTTTTTGTATTGTTAAATTTTGACCTTGTCCTTCTCCTATGTATGTACCAACAACTACTACACTTATAATATCTTCAATAACATCTTGTACAGTTTTACCAATTAATTCATCAGGATTTTCTTGATACCAATTAACTAATTGATTAAATGTTAATTCTCGTTCATCCCTAACTTCTGATATATATACACCCATTAATTATCTCCATAAAATTTGTTGTTTACTTCTCTAAAAAATACACCATAATACATACTACTCCAATAATAGTCAGGATAAGGGTACTTCTTCATTAATTCTAATGCAAAACTGTGTAAGTTAGCTCTTATTGCATCTCCAAATTCATCATTTTCACTTATTAAATATGCACCTTTAAGAACATCTTTGGGGTCAACAGTTACACCTTTATATGTACCACCTTGTTGTTGTAGTCTAACCCATCTATTTCTTTCTTTTAAATATTCTTGTAATGGTATATTTGTAGGACTTTGACTAAAAAACTCATCTTTATCCCACTGTTGTGCTTCAACTATTTTTTGTTCCCAATCTGCAGTATTTACATTTTCACCTAATGAACCAAATGGTAGTACACCATACTCTTGTACTTTTCTTTCTGTAAATGCTGCCATGTGTGCATTTAAATCATCTCGTGAAATAGCAGGATTAGCTTCTTTGTGTTTTTTCTTTTCGTTTTTTATTTCTAGGTTTAATAATGTTTGATTTAATAAATCACCATATACTGCAGGTTTTAATTTTACATTTGCATTTAAATATCCTTCATAAGAAAATTCATCATCATAATTATCTGGAAAGTGATATACACCTGTAAGAGGAAACTCATTTAAATGTTTTTCATTTTCTACTGATGACCAAAATCTATAGGAATCTTCAGTTACTGGTCTGTTACCAACTCTTGCAGTTTGTCTTTCTCTAAGTGGCACAGGATTTATTCCAAACTTGTCTATAAATTGTTGTGTAGTTAAGTAATAGTCATAATCATTTTCTACTAACATATCACTATATTTTTTAGTTAATGATTGTATTTGCCACCATCTACCATTTTTATCTTCTAACTCATATCTAGGTTGTATTCCTGTAGGCAAACCAAACTTAGCACCACCTCTAAAAAACCAGTGATTAGATGCAGCTTGTTCTGCTTGTTCCCATGCTCTGTCTTGTGATGCAGCATCATCTGGTGTCCATTCTCCTGCGTAATATAACATTGTGTAAATGTCCATAACTGTGCTATTAAATGCTTCATCATACTCTGGGTCATCTAATACATCTCTTGCAACATCTGAACCTTTAATAATATCTCTAGCCCAACCTACTTGGTCCAATATTCCAAACCTTTGTTTTCTATCTCCAAAAGAACCTAACAAAAATTCTTCTACAAACTCTGGTGGATTTATACCATAACGCCTACTAAATAATCTGTATGGAACTGTTACCCACCAACCAAAACCAGGTGAATAACCATTAGCAGAAACTAAGTTAAGACCAGACACAAAACCTTCTGGTTTTACTCTTACACCTTGCTCTTGGTAGTTATCACCTAAAAATGCTTGTTGCATAGGTGCAGCATTAATACCTAATTTTCTGTTTAATAACTTAGGAATACCCATTGTCATAACATTAAATACATCTAACCAATGAAACATTAACTCACCTGTAACTGGGTCCTCTTCAAAAAATCCATTTTTACTATCCCATGGTTTTGCTTCTTTACCAGAATCTATAGCAAGACTTGCTCTGTAAAATTTTTGTGGATTGTCTTTAATTAAATTACTCCAGGTCTTAGGAACTTCTGCCCATATTTCTGGAAATGGTACATAAGTTTTTCCTAAATCTGATGCGACATGTCTTGTTGTACTTGCATATAACAAATCACTTACAAACTCTAATGCTTTTGATTTAAGTCGTAAGTCCATATCTTCTAGTGTCATTATGGATTCTTGTGGGTCTAATGGTGTTTCACGAACAAGTCTTTGTATGTCATCATTTAACTCTGAACCTTTTAACCATTTATTAGCAAACACGCCTAATTCTTGTCTGGCATCTTTGTTAAGAAATGCTATTTCTTCTTTAGACAAATGAAAATATGCCCATTTAAATAATGGTTCTCTGTTTAATGTATCTGATGGTCTTGTAAGTAACAAGCTATAAGCATCTCTTAAAAATATATCAAATGCTTCTCCTAAGTTTTGTGCATTAACACCATCTGTCATATACTCTTTGTTCATGTTTCCTGCAAGTTCTTTTGCACCTAAATCTAAATCTATAATATCTTTTTTAAATGCTTCTTTAAGTGATGGCATAAATTTATTAACAAATGATTTTTTAGCAGTATTAATGTTTACTTTTCTTGCATACTCTACAAAATCTTCACCATCTATAAATCCACCATTAGCAATAAAATCTAGTATTTGTCTTGACCCCTGTGACAAATCAACTTCGTAATTATGAAATAAAAATTCTCCTTGGTCACTTTTTTTAAGTATGTCAGAATATCTATTTAATATTTCATTACCTGCATCATCAAATATTTTAAGAGTAGGATTACCTTGTAATTGACCAATTCTATATGCTGCTGCTTTTACATACTTTTCTAAACCACCTGGTTTTAACATTTCACTACGCATTTTATAATCTTCTGACATAGAAATTAATTGGTCTATGTATTCTCTACCTGTTTTAGTATTTTGCACCCAGTTAAGTGTTTCTTCTACACCATCTCTAGCAACACGAATATGTAATTCATCTGTAGATAAATTTAAAATTCTTGTAGTAAAAAATCTCCACCATTCAGGTCTTATGTTTCCACTAGCATCTCTCTTAGTAACAGTGTCATAAAAATCATCTCTAATTTTGTTTCTTGTTCTACCTGGTCTAAGTCTTTGTATAATAGATTGGTCTGCAGATGCTTTCATAAATTCATCTGTATGTTTAAAAAATTGACCAGTAACTCTAGCTGATGCAAATGTTCCAGGTTTAGAATCAATAATCTGTTTAGCTACAGTAAAGTTTTCTTCATACAAATACTCCAATACATTTTTGTTTATAACTGTGTACAAATCTACATCAGATGTAAGTGTGTCTTTTATAGTTCTTTGTTTACCACTTATGTCATCTACAAGACTAACTAAGTAACCTTCATCTACTTCAAATAACAAATCTTTTAATTCTTTAGGAACTGCATTTCCTAGATTGTCAACTACTTCTCTAGGTATAAATATAGATTTTTGATGTCCTTTAATTCCTATAATCATAGCGTTTTGTATTTGTCGTATTGTGTCACGAAGTGCTAAATCACCTTCTTTTGTAATTTTTGGCATAGCGACACTAATATCAAAAAACCATTGTTTTGTAGAATCATCCCACCAATATCCAAACACATGGTTTTCTTTTTCTAATAAACTTTTTACTTTAGGGTCAGTTATGTAATCTTCTAATATTGCTTTTAACGCACCTTTTCTATCGGTGTTATTTATTAATGCTTGATTATTTAAATACTCATCACTAATAATTTTTTGATATGGTTTGTATGGAGATACATACGCTATAACATTACCTTCGTATCTAGCTTTGTTTTTATTATTAAGTGCAACAGAACCACCTTGTGATTCACCACTTGTAACAATATCTCCTAATTCATTACCAACTTCATCAACAGTTTTTCTGTTTATAACACCATCATCTTTAAGTGTTTTAAGTTCTCCTATATCTTCAAACTCCCAATATTTAGCATCATTACCTTCAAACGCTGCTTTAAGATAACGACTACCAACTTGACCTTCTATATTGACACCAAGATTTGTTACTTTAATTAATTGTTGTATTTCTGGAAATGTAACTTTTCTCAAACCATCAGCAAACTCATCAGAACCTAATGATATTACTGTGTCAGCTATTTCATCTTTCATTATTCTTGTTGTGTACAAAACTTCTTTTTGTGCATTAACAAGTTGTATTGTTGGATTGTCTGACCGACCTAACATTTTCATCATAAATGGATTTAACAAATGATATTCGTATGGGTGATTAACTAAATTAGGTGCACCTTTAAAAAACATTCTCATGTGTTCTTCTCCAGGAACACGAACAGCAAGTGCTGCTCTAAGCATCCACATAGGTTTTAAAGCTCTTTGCTGTATTATGTCATTGTAAATAAAACGAAGTCTGCCTTCAGGTGCTATTCGTTCTATACCTCCAGTACGCCATGATTTTTCAAATCCTCTTCTAGGTATTTTTGCAAATTTAAGTATTTCTTGTGCATCTTCCCATGTTGTAGCTTTACTAAATGCTTCTCTCATACGACTACCTTTTGGACCAACAACTCTATAAAACATAGATGTTGCATTTAATAAATCTTGGTAATCTGGTAATACAGCATAATGTTCTGCCATTTCTCTTAAAGAAAAAGCTGTAGGCACTGCTTCGTTTACTTCATCAATAATATTTCCTGCTTCATCTACAAATGATGATGTATTTATTTTTGTTCCAGGAAACTGCATAGGTATTCCTTTTTCACCATAAAAATACATTCTTTCTCTGCTTTCATCTTGAAATACTTTTGTTATGTAATCAAATATTTCACCTTCATCTACTAAATCAGGATTTGAATCTTTTATAGATTTAGTCATTGTTCTAAATACACTGTTAACTACAGCATTTACATCTTGTTGATTTTTAGCTTTTAGTAATTGAAATATAATTTCATCTCTTTCTTTAAAACCTGCACCTGAAACTTTCATTAATCTATCTAAATTATCTGCTGTTTCTGTCATAAGATTTATAGATGCAATTCTTGTAGGTGCTAATCCAAATGCTCTTTTAAGTTTTACTGGTAATACACCTGTAAGTTGTCCACTTAAACCAACTACACCACCAAATTCATTATTTGTTGCTTTACCTAGTAACGCACCTACTGTTCTACGAAGTGGTGCTATATCTGCAGAACCACCAGTTAGTGCATCTGCTAAATTATTAGCTAGTACAGATAATGCTTTTGGTTGCATAGGTAGTTTGTTAAGTGGTCTTTGATTAATTAATTCATTCATTACTTTTGCATTAAAGTAAGTACCAGAATATGGTGCTAGTAATATACCTTCTAAATCACCACCACGCATAAGACTTTTAACTACTTCACGCATAACATCTTCATCTTTAACCCCTACTAATAATTTTTTAACATAAGGGTCTATGTTTCTAAGTTGTGGTATGTCGTTTAATCTTGCAATAGAATCATTTTTAGTTAATCCTGTTATAAAATCTTTACCCCATCTTGAATCTAATATTTCATCTGCAGTTTTACCAAATACTTGCCTTCTAGCTTCTTTACCTGTTTTTCCAGGCAAAACAGTTCTTACTGCTCTACCTGCTTTTGTAGTTCTATTTACATAAGCTGCTCTTTCTGCACTAGACAATATTGCTCTTGCACCTGTTTTAACACCTGAACCATACATAAACAATAAATTTGTAGGGTCAGCACCTACTCTAAATACACCATCTACTAATGCTGATGTTAATGAATAACCTACAGAACCTTGTGGTGCAAATGTACCTGCAAGTATTCTACCTGGTGATATGTTGACATCTCCTGCAACTTTTGTGTCGTATTTAAATTGATTTTCATCTTCAGCAAAATCTTGTGTAATAGAATCACCATATATTTTTGCTGCTTCTTTTCTAGCTCTAGCAGGTGAATAACCTAAATTTAGTGCTTGTCTATATCCCTCTGTTTGTGTTAAATCTTGACTGTTTGCAAACCAACCAGTACCTAAATTCCTAACACCATATTTTTCTTGTGATTCTTTTGCTCGTGCGTATCTTGTTAAACCATATTTTTCTTTTGATTCGTTATACGCATCAGCAAAAGCATCTCCTAATAAATTTCTTCTTACATTGTCTGGTCCATTTTTTTGTATTGCAAAACCTGCTAAACCACTTTTAAGCACACCTTCTAATAATGGTGTATCTGTAGCTTGTGATGCAACTGCAGCAGATTTAAAACCTCTTGATACCCATTCAAATCCTTGTGTAAGTTTTAAGTCTGACATTTGTGTAAATCTTTTAAATGGATTTACATCTGTTATTACTTTTTCTCTATCTTGTTTTTCTTGTGATGAAAATTGTTTTGCTGCTATATCTAACAACAATTCATCATCAGCTTGTACACCCATTTGTGGTAAATAGGACACTAATCTTTTATCTAGCGTAGGATATGCACGACTTACATCTGCAATTTGTTGTGCTAATTCAGGAGTTATTTGTTTTTTAAATAACTCTACTTCATTTCTGTTAGCAGTAGATTGTTTAGAGTAATACTCCTCTAATTCAGGTGGTATAAAGAAATATGGCTTGACCATTTACGAATCCAATAATTGGTCAAATATAGGGTCTGGAAATACCTCTCTAGCTGCCATTAAAAAATTATCTACAGTATTTGTAGTAATTGGTTCTGGTCCATTGTTACCTGGACCAAAAGGAATACCTGCAGTAACAGGTTCACTTGGTCTTTGTGTAGGTGCAGATAAAGATATAGGTTGTGGTCTAGGACCTGGTATTGTTCCTCCAGGACCACCATCCATAGGTGGTGTGCCACCTACTGCAGCTATTTGATTTTCTATAGCAGTTGTTTGTCCTGTTGGGTCGCCTTCTTTTCTTGGTGGTGCAACAATATCCTGATATGCACCTCCACCTGTCATATCAGTATCAGTTGCTTCTTTTAACGCTTTGCTTTTTCTTACCATAAATCTTTTCCTAACTCTGGATTGTATTCATATTCAAATGTTAAATTTATAAAAAAGTGTGGGTGTGGTGTAGGTAAAGTTAAATATTGTTTTGCAACAATCATTTCTTCACCTTCTTTTGTTCCTGTAAATACATCTTCTGACCAATCTTCTTGATTAATCATGTCAAAAAATATATTGGTAACTTTATTGTTGTCCACCAGGACCTCCTGCTAATGCACCTAATACTTGTTCTATACCTGCAGGTTGACCACCTGGTCCTGCAGGAATTTGTGGTCCTCCTTGTCCAAGTAGTGCTTGTTCTTCTGGTGAAGGTTCTTCACCTTCTGCTGTATAAAACTTATCTAGTATCTCTGACATTTTTTGTGGATTCTTTCTTATTTCTATAGCAGCAATAGTTGCTTTAGGATTACCTTGTGCAGCTTGTGCCATAAGAGATTCAAACAAAACTGTTTCTGCTTTTTCTGCAGATATTCGTTGTTGTATCTTAGTAATGTTATCTAATCCATCCATGTTTTCTTGTAATGTCTGTGTATCAATAATTCCTTGTTGTTTTAATTGCAACCCTGTAATAATTTTTTGTGGTTCATCAAAACCTGCCATTACGCCATACACTCTTCTTGTTTCATATACTTCTGATATATCTGATGTAGGTGTATAAGATTCTTTGTACGCAGTTCCTTTGTGCCTACCTGCAATAGGTTTACGAACTCCAGGAAACATTATTTCATCATATTCTAATCTTTTAGCATCTAGCTCTTGTAGTGCTTCTTTAAGAACTGTTTGATATTCTCTTACATGCAGTGATGCAGATTGTCCTAGTTCCTCTAATCCCCTACCTGTAACAAATGCGTTAGGTGATTGTCCATCATCAGATACTGGATATGCTGCACCAAGTCGCAAGTGTCGTTCAAGTCTATCTACTTGTTGAAATAATTGATATGGTAGATTGTTGACTGGCTTTGACACTTGCGAACCAGGTGTTAAATAGTTAACAGCAAATCTGCCTTTTCTATATTTTCCTGATTCAATCTCACCAACAATGTTTGTTTCTGTAAATACTGCATCTTCCATAGCAATAGTTCCAAGTATGTTAATTTTTGCCATATTTGCCATAAGACCTGTAATGTGTTGAAACTGTGATTGCATTTGGTCAAACGCATATCTTTTAGCTATAACAAAACAAGGTCCTGACTTTAATACATTAGGCATAAAATCTATAATCTTTTTGTTTTCAGGTAGGAATACATAAGTTCCTTCCTCATCTCTATACTCAACTACAACTTTTCCATGTCCTGTAGAGTTAGCCCATCCACCTGCTCTATCTGTACTATCCATAAGTGCAGAATAAGGGTTTTGAAAACCATCATTATTTTCTTCTTGTGCAAATATGTACTGTTTAGCATTTGGATATTGTTCTGCCAATATTGTGTGTGGCACTCTACGAATTATTGCTAATTCTTGTGGTTGTTGGTCGTTACCAAATATTCCAGGGTAACAACTAAATGGGTCTTGTAGTTCAGCATAAGGATAAGGGTTGCCATCTTTATCTCTTTTGTGTCCTATAGTCCATGCTATAAAACCATAACCAGGTAACCATCTTGCAGCTTGTGGTAACTGCATGTGTAGTTTTTGAAATTTATCGTATGAAGTAACAATGCGTTCTAGTTTTTCTGATTTTTTTCTAGCTCTCTCGCTATCTTTTTCGTTTATAATATCAACTTTTAAATCAGGACTTCTACCTAGTTTCTGTGCAAATCTTTCTAGTGCTGTTAAAAATAAATTAGGTGCAGGTAGTTCGTGATACTCTACATTAACTGAATTACCAAGAAGTGCTTTTACTGCAGCTTCACCACCATTCATAATGTCACGAATCCTAGACCTATCAATCATTTGTTCTTGATTA